CCCTTGGCGCACTTAAGCACATCGCCGTTTCCGTCAATGCTTACTGTAACTTTTTCGTCGTAATTCATACAACTCCTATTAGTGCAAAGGAATGACCGATAGACCATTAACCGTTAAATGTCTTTAATTATAACCTATCACGCTATACATGCGTGAATTGGTAACAGTAGTTAGTTCAATTAAATTTTTCCGCTTACTTTTTTTTGTTTCTTGTACCTTCGTACAACGTTTGACCGTTCTCAATTCTTTCTTTTGCGGTTCTTAACTGCTCAGCGCTAAAGATGTCATCGAGTGTGTGGGTTGTTCCAAAAACTTCGTTGAACTTGTCAACCATTGTTTGCATTTCTGAAACAGAAAATACAACCTCGGTGCCTTTCTTTATGCCCCATGCTGAACCTTTTGCTGCAGCAGCATCGTTAAGCGCGGTTGCCATGTCCGTAGCTCCAATTATCTTGTTGCGGCTCGCAATACTGTTGAGCCTGTTGGCTTTAGAGAAGCTTTTATCTATGAACTCATTGAGGGCTTCATAAACCGCATACTTGGGTCTTTGTAGTTCTTCGTCAAATAGCTGGCCTGTCTTGCCTTCCTTCCAAATGTCTGCTGCGTTTGGTAGAACTCCTTTACGAATCATGTGAGCAATAGTCGCCGTTGGGATTCCCTTCTTTGCCCAGTCTGAATTGACCCCAGTGCTCTCCACCCCAAATGCCTCAGAAAGAATCTCACTAAGTCTTGATATCCACTCTTTCTTATCTATCCCTAGGTACTTAATTAAAGGCTCAACATCAAAGTCTTTTCTATTTGTCTTGTCAATCTTCATTACTTCATCACCATCATCGGGAAGGGATGGGGAGTTTAAAAGTTCGTCGAAGCTTTGTCCGTAAAGGTCAATTTCGGCTTCCGAATCCCCCTCGAAAGGGTCGTCAGCGGCAAATCGTCCCGTTGCACGGAACATTGCTCTCTCGTCGACCTCTCCTAGCTGGGAGTACTCATCTGGGCTGATTGCTTCTTCTTCGTCTTGGTCGAACCAATAAGGGAATGCGTCCTTGCCGAATGTTTCAATGATGAAACGGTCGCGCATGTTTGCTCTACCGGCATTCTCCATTGCCATGTCCACTTCGGAAGTGATGCTTTCTGTGTTCCCTTCTGGGGATGGAATTATCTTTTTTATCTCATCTCTTGAAACTGGAGCAAAATAGCGCCACGCTTCAAGACCGGGTTGATTTCCAAGTTCCGCAATCAAAAGCCTCACTGCATCATGGTTTATTCCAGCATCTGGGTTTTCAATTTTCTGCTTGTTTTGTCCACTCAAGCCCAAAAGGCTTGCAATTTCCTGTCTTGTGGCAGAACGTGACCGAATAACTTTTCCGTTCATGGAGAATGATTCTGGAATTCGAAGCTGCTCAGCAAGGGCATCCACTGACAGCATCCATGTTTCTGCCGATGGGCTATCGTTGACTAGGTTGTCTCCAACTCGTCCAACTCGAACCCTGTTTTGGCGAGCCTTCATGGCTTTGCCTACTTCTGCCATGGCGTTTTTTGTTTTATCTTTGCTTTCAGCATTTATTTCAATGCCTCTCTCCCTGAAGCCAGCCCATGTCTGCATCGCAAAATCTATTAAGCGACGATTCTTGGCCGAATTGGGGTCTCCGGAAATTCTTATTGCAGCAAGGTCTTGGGCGCTTATGGCACCAGGGGTGACGCGACTACTGCTTCTTACACCCATTCTTCTAGACAGACGACGGCCAGGGCCGGGGTAGTTTGACGTTCCGCTAGAGAGACGCATCTGACTATCGCCATCGTCGCCCATTTCATCCGCATCAATTAAGTCATCTATGTCTACTTCAGATTCGTAATCGTCTGGGTCGTGGACAACATCATTAATATCCTTATCCACGTCGATGACCAGGTCTGGGTCAATTTCAATTTCTTTTTCTTCAGGTGTTTCTCGGTTTGGAAGGTTGTCTTCACCTATGTCGTCAAGACTCATCTGATTCAGTTCTTCATAGAACTTTGGAAGAGAGACGCCGTCTTTGTCCCCAAAGGCTCCTTTGTCTAGTTCTGGCGGAATATGACCGTCCGCCACTGCTTTCTTAATTGCTGCGCGAACATCTTTTGTTGATTCATCGTGGAGGTAGTACTTAAACCCCTTCCAGCCTGGGTCAATCATCTTTTTCGCACGAGAAAAGGCTACGTGAATGAGGTTTGTTTCTTCCATAAAGGCAAGTCCTGCTTGTCCTTGTGGAATGTTTGCAGCCAATGAATCACGAGGGTCGCCCAGGTCTTCTGCTACTGCAACAAAATCCGACTCTCGGCCTTTTGAGAGCTGAATGGTTGTAATTTCTACGTCTCCGCCAGGGCCTTGGGCTGCGTCCCTCATCGCTTGACCGATGTCATTCAGTATCTTTGTTGACTCTTCAAGATTTTCGCCTTCAATTACGAAGCCGTCAAACGCCCTGCGCTTTGCTCCACCCTTTGGTCCGCCTCTTTCAGCGTCTTGCATTATCTTGACTTTTTCGGATAAACCAAGATTTAAAATTATTTTTTCTAGGTCTCTTCTGTAGCGACCATTGCCTACCCTCTGGTTAGGGGGTATATTTTTCCCTTCGGAACCGTCAGGAAGTGTCTGTGGTCTACCCGTGTCTACACCATCACCGGTAATAATAATTTTCCCAGTTGGTTTTCCAGGATTTTTTGCGTCGCCGCCCGTTATTTCCAGCTGAGCATATACGGCCTGGCGACCGTCAGTCGAATTGCTAGGTGGAGGAATTATTACGATTCTTTCTAATTGAGAATCTTTTGCTTGAGGCGCATCTGCTGCTTTGGAAGCTTTTGATATGGCATCAATTTCTTCCGGTTCTTTTCTGAAATTCTCAAGCGTTATGCTTTTTCTTTCTGGAAGAATTGATGCAGGGATAACAATAATTTTTTCTTTGCCGGTTTTTGCATCTATTTCAATTTTTTGCTTGCCGTTGAGAAGGGTCAACATTCCTGATATGCCAAGAGCAGAACCGCCAGCGGGAGGCTTTTGCATTATGAGCTTAAAAGCGCTCCTGGCTTGCTGCCCTGCTTTTTGATTTATTACCCTATTTAGTCCACCCTGGTCAAAAATTGGCCCAATCCATCCCGAAACTTCGGGAAGACCACGCTTATCTTTTTCTGCCTGAGGCATAAAGATGTACTCAAGGTGTTTGGTAAACTTTAAAAGTTCTTCGTGCTTGCTTAAAGGAATGACCACTTCTGGCATAATCGGCAGTCCGTTGTCGTCTTTTTTTGCATTTGGACTATCGACAACAAGTTTAATAAACTTAAGAGTTTCATTAATGATTTCCGCGTTGGTTCTGCAGAGAATCATGGTTGGAAGATTTGGAACTTCTTTATTTGCTTCCTCAACCCTGTCTACTACTTTTCCGGCTTTCGGCTCAAGGACGGAGTCTCTTAATTCTCTAAGTTTTTCATCCTGCTCTTTACGTGTTAATTTTTTTCCAGCTTGCTTTCCAACCGTATGTATAGAGAAATTCAAACGCTTTTCTGGGGTTGAGAATTTTTCTTCTATATCTCTAAGCAGGAACTCGCGCGTGGCATCGTCAATTTCGTCAACCGGCTCAAGTCCTTTTCTGTCTTTTTTAGGAAGCAGTGGGTCGAAGAGCCTGTGTACAACAACCTGAGCCTTGCCTTTAACGTGCTTCCACGGCAGTTGAGGGACCCCCTGCTTGTCAAGGTAGAGGTTTTGCATACCTAGAACAAGGTTTGTCAGGTGTCCAACCACTTCCCCGTATCTAAAAGATTCTGTAATTGTTAATTCGTAGTCAGCGTTTAGAGACTCAAGGATATTTTTTGCGTTACGGAACGCATAAACGGCTTGTCTGTCGTCTCCAACAACAACTATTGGAAGATTGGCTCTATTGTTATCAAGTACTGTTTCAAGAATTTCATTTGAATCTTGTGCTTCGTCAACAAAAAATGCACTGAGTGGTTTTTCTTCTGTTGCCATTCTCTTAGTTAGAGTAACTTGAACGTTTTTGCCTTTACTCTTTTTTCTTGTCTTGACTATCCATGTTTCGCCTTCGAATTCATACTCATCACCAACCGCATATCTGTCTGGGAGGGTTTTTTTACGCTCTTGTGACTCGGTGTGCGTTATTAAGCCCGGGTCTGTGCGAAGGTCGGGCTCAGTGAGCATCCATAATTTTGCAACAGCGTCCCTAGGTGGGAGCATGTTGCTATCCCCATCAGAAAATTTGTCTATTGCTTCCTGCAGGGCCGCTACCCATTGGGGTGGGACAAATTGTTCACCAAAGAAGGTGTCGACAGGACTTATATCTTTATCAAGCCCGCGTGGCGTATCGACTTCTTGCTGTTGCATGGGTGGCTGAGTAAACATCCATGCTGCTGCTTTTTCTTCTTTTGAAAGACTCCATCTGGTAAGGGCATTTTTAAATATGTCTCCAAACTGGTCTCGGCTAACGAATGTTCCCTGAAGGTCTGGAAGAATAAAACCAGGCAGGTCTTCTATTCTCGTTGTAATTTTTCCCTTAGCATCTCTAACTGGCTTGCCCTTGTCGTCGAGGACTGGAACCTCATTGGGTCTTGTTACTTGCCCCTTCCAACGTTTTTCATCGGCAAAATTTAGAAATTCTTTCCAATCGTTTCCGGTATCTAATCTTGTCCAACCAAGAGTTCTATAACCTGGCTCAAACCCATCAAAAGTCTCGAGCGTCCCATCGAACAATTCGCGGTCGAACTGTGGTTTTAATTTTTCTGGTTCATCAGGAGTTAGGGCTTCGCTGATGAATTTGGGGTTCTTGGCTCCAGGGTTATTTGCCTTTTTGTCAGTAGGCGAAATCAATGCAAATTGCATTTTTCTGCGCATTCCAGTTCCGTATTTTTTGTCGCCCTGTCCCAGCTTTAGTGACCAATACCAAATCTTGTCGGTCGTCGATACTCCAGTATTCCTTGGAAACTCCAATTCTGCTTCGAACTGATTTTTCTTGTTGAATACCGCATAGTAAAGATTGTTTATTGATTTTTCTTCAGCTAGCTTTTCTACAGATTCCTTAACCTGTTCTGCGGACATGCCGGAGAAGTCAACACCGTATCTGTCTGAGAGGTACCTGAGTTGTTCTGGTCTCCGTATGTCGTCTTCTGGCCATAGGTCGAATTCTCTCTGCAGCCCCCATGCGATGCTCTTTAGCGTTGTGGTTTTACCAGTTCCAGCACCTGCAAGAATAGACAATATACGCGGGTCTTTGTTTCTAATGAGATTCATGGCGACCGCCATAATGTCTCGCTGCTCTTCGGTTGGCTCGTTTGACAAACCGAATGCAAGCCTGAGCGCTACCGTCTCATCTATGGGCTTTATTTCTGGTGCTTTAGGGTTCTTTCCCTTAATTGGGCCCCTGCCGCTAGAAAGTCTTCCAGACGGAGTAATGACGATTCCGTCTTTGGTCTTTGTTGGAAGATTTCGTGAAAGAGAACTCATCTCTCGTTCTGCGAAAGACGTTCTCCTAGCCTCTGGCGTGAAATCGTCTGGGAACTCTACGTCCAGCATGTCTTCCATTGTTCCGCTTATGCCTGGTGTTGGTTTGATTCTTGGAGAATCTTCGTATCCAGTAAGCATTGGTACTTCTAGCCAGGTGTTGTCTTTGCCTTTTCGTTCATCGTCTGGAATACCAGCAAGTCTTCGCATTGTTGATGAGCGGTCCAGCAAGTAGTCGTTTGCCTGTTGAGCAGAAAGGATGGCTCTGTGCAAAGCAAGTGGGTCCGCCGTCAGTTTCTTCAACCATCCAGCTACATAAACAAGGTGATTATCTCTGATTGTTGGCTCAAGACCCATTGCACCCATTGCGAATGCTGAACCTATCTCAGCAATCAGCTCTTCAAATGCGTACTGTTCGTCGCCAAATTCTTTACCCAAAGTTCTGTTTAGGCGTGTTGGGTGAGACGTCCAATGAACGGTTTCATGCATCGCTGTTCCATAAAAAGCCGCAGCATCGACAAATTGTTCAAAAGCAGGCATATGAATTTTGTCTGTTGATGGACGATAAAAAGCGTCTTCGCCAAATGATTCAACAAAATCAGGACCTATTTCTTTAATAACATTTTCTAAGTCTTCAAGTCTTGCTTCTTGATTTATTTCTGTTTCAATAGGGTCGTAGTATTTCTGCGCAAGTCCGGCTACCTCGGCTACGTTGTAAACAGTCTGAGCCTCGTAATAGCGCCCCTCAACGACTTCTTTTCCGTTTATGTCGGTAAATGTTCTTCCTTCTCGTGGAACGAGAATGGAGACGCCCTTGCTTCTTCCGCCTGGCTTAAGTTTTCCACCAAGCTTTTTCCATTGACCTTCTCCAGCCCATCGAGGTAGTTCATACCCACGAGACATGCCAATCAAACTAAGAGTGAGTTGGTTCATGCCCTGATACACGCGACCACGCGTAGGGTTTCTTGCATAGAGCTCAGGGCGACGCCATGGAAGCTTCCAGTTCTTATCGCTATTTGGGTCGTTCATTAGGTCGGTCAAAAGTTTTACTACGTCTTTAGACATTGCTTCGTAGAATTCTTTAAGCTGTGAGGAGCCTTCTGGAAGCTGAGCTTTGTCAGGAAGTTTGCCAGAAGAGAAGCGTTCTACGCTTGTCATCGATTGACCAGCGATTGGTATGCGCTCGGGTTTTAGGCCTCTGGCCAACTGGGTGTTTTCTCTGTTAAGAACCTGTGACGCCTTGGGCTTTTTCTTCGGCTTTTCGCGCTCCATTTCGCCTTCAGCCATCTTCTCAACGCTTGCCATGTATTTGTCAAGCTCAGCAATAGCTTGCTTCAGTTTCTTTATTTGGTCTTTATCTGAAGCTCCATCAAGTACGCCCTGAAGCTCGTCTCGTTGCGACTCGGCAGAACCGTATTTGGCTGCAGAATCTACATCGGGGTCATCCATGCGTGGTACATCAAACAGTTTTCCGCTGTTGAGTTTTGAGCCGACCGGCTTGACTTTTCCATCCCCAGCACGGTCGAGAATCTCCGATTCAGGCTTGCGTACTTGAGCGCGAGATGGTTTTGGGTTACGTATTGAACCAGGACCATCCGGTGTTGGGTCTGGAGTAGCAAGTGGAATACCACGAAGGAACAAGCCTTCACCGACTATTCCGTTCAGGTTGGCATCACGTGCGGAAAATGGGTCAAAATCTTCCGCCCCAATTGACGTGAAGAATCTCCCAGACGAACGACCCCCACCAATGTTTGGCTTATTTGTTAAGCGACCACCAATAGCACGACCAAGTCGGTAACTAGCAGCCTTCCACTCTATGTCATTTTGATTTATAGATTTTTTTTTTAGGTTATCAACCGCTGTGTCAACGGCGTCAATCAAATCATAACTAATCCCGGACGTCATTACGATTCCGTCTACGTCTACAAAAGACTCAACGCCGTGATAGTCAAATATTGGGTCTAGAGCCTGCTTGACCATGAAGGCAAACTTTGGCACGACAGGCAATAGATAGGCCTTCTCTTCAGGCCAATCACTTTGTGAACCGAACTCGCTCAGCAACTTGAACTTACGACGCTTTTGTCTACGTCTTCCGACGGCCCCACGAAGAGCCGCTATAGCCAACTCTCCAGGGTACTTAACCTCAAGGTCAGAAACGTAGTCTTCTTGAGTGAACTCTTCTTCGATTTCGTATGTCTTTTTAGCGGTTGAATCACCCTTTACTACTCCGTTTGGTATGACGGCGAAACGGCACTTTCCTTCTGATTCAACTTCCATGTCAATAATCTTGCAACTATCGCCACCTTGATAAAAAACGCAATTAGCACACTTAACGCCTATGCCGGCGATTGAGTTTTCGGCAGCTGGCGTGTACCCAGCCCACACACCTTCTGAGTCTTGATTAAACTTGCCATGACGTTTTGTTATCTTAAGAAGCGCATCCCTTAGGTCTGCTTCTTCTTTGTCCAAGTTGGTCGGGTCGAATTCTTGCGTATCATCATCTTCGTACTCAACTGCTGGAAGCGCAATTATCTGGGGACCATTTTGTCCTGGTCTTACAGCGATAGGCATGGACATTGCCGGTGGACGCGTAGGACGCTGAGGCTGGTTTATTACGATTCCCGGAGACCCAACTGGCATCATTGGCATTCCAGGCATAGGCACTGACGGTCTGCGTGGCGCAACAACCGTAACTGGCTCAGGTGCTCCAAACATGTATCGTCCGCGACCTCCGCTAAAATGACACTTGTATCGGCCAACTTCACCGTTGTCCGCACGACGAGCAAAGGTTAGCTCTTCTCCGTTTACGTCCATCAAGGAAACTTTTGCACCAAGCATTAAGCCTAATTGCTTTTCAATTTCTGCACGGTTTATGGTTTCTTCTTCGTCTTCTTCCATATAAGAAACTGGACCGGAATATCCACCTTCTTCTGACTTTACGGAAATGGTGCCGGTGAGTTGGTTTGCCCCATGAAGAACTGGAGATACTTCGTATAGTTCAAGTTCGTAAATAACGTTTGCTTGCGACTTTTGGTCGAACTGGGCACGAAGCGTCTTGTAGCCAATTGACCATTCTTGTTCTTCGCCAAAGAAAGCGACCATAGCGAACGCTTCTTTACCTTTTTCAGAGTTGAGGTTAAACTGAACGCGAGCAAAAAGCCCACCGATTCCTGCCATCTTCATTTTTAAAGGCAGTCTTGGGTCCGTGTTTGGTACTTCGTAAATCTCTAAAACTTTGCCGATTGGGTCGTTCCAGTTGTGGCCCCAAACAACACGAGGTTTCCGGCGAGTAAGGCTTTTGGTGAATGCGCCAGTGGTAACAATGTCCCCCACCGAGTCCTTATTGCCTATCCCGGCTACGAAGCACTCAACCATCCCCTGAGCTTCATCTAGGTTGATGGAGCCACCTTTGGTCGCAAAGGATGTTCCAAGCGTAGTTGACTTATATTCGTACAGTTCAGGCAACATTCAGGAGACCCTTCGTCTTGTGTCTACTGAAAATAATAAGACATTTCAAAGTCTGTTCGGTGCAACTATGCCTATATATCCACTTTTAGTGAAATTATATAAAAATCAAATAATCGTTTAGTGAAACTAAACAGTTTGACCGAAGTTCCAAGCGGAACGAGCCTCATTTTCAGCCAGTTGATATTGACCATAAGCGAAGAAGTCGGTATACATTTCCACTAAGCCGTCTCTGAAGAACGAATATCGTCTTTCTTCGTCTGCGTATTCAAAAGATTTAATCATAAGTGAATTAATTTCTGAAAAATTCGCTTCATTTATTCTTTTAATTCTTGAAACGTGAGCATCAACCATTGCGCGAAGGTCCTTGACTGGGAGAGCTTTTACTTTTACTCCCTTTTCGGACGCTTCGTTTACTCGTGACTCAAAAGAATCGCTAATAATAGAAGAAACAACCGGACGGATGTCTTCCTCTATCTGCTTATTCCATGTCTCAATTGACAAAACCGAGTCAACATCAAGAGTTCCGTGCATTAAGGCCTTTTTAGACTTCAAGCCGCTAGCTTTTTCTAGCACTACTCTTTGTTGTCTTTCCGCTACACGCTCAACGCTTCTCGCAAGAATTTCAGTCCATCTTTCAATTGACTGTTCGTTCTTGTCAATCATTTCTTTTACTTGAATTTGATTACTAGGAGAAGACGCAACAGTCATTGGCTGCGGAAGTCCACCAAGTGCCTCGGTAGGAATAGTGGTTTGAGCCAATTCGCCACCTTCGGCCATTCCGGCTTCGGCCATTGCCCCCTGCATGGTGTTCGTATCCAGAGGAATAGTCTCTGCCATTGGAGGAACCGGAGTTGGCATTCCAGGTGGCATTCCAGGCATTCCAGGTGGCATCCCCGGCATTCCTGGAGGGGCCCCAGGAGCCCCAGGAATTTGAGCCTGTCCTTCTTCCATCTTCTTTTTCGTGTTTGCAATAGGAATAAGGTTTGGATTCTGAAGAAGCGAGTCAGCCAAGTCGGCATCTACTTCTTTGCGTGACGAGCCAGTTCTGTACTCGTTCGCACTAATTAGCCCAGACTGGAATTCCTGTAGTAAATACTTGTCCCGCTCTTGCTTGTAAAGCATGAGGATTGGAACTTCGGTTGTGTCAAAATCCAGATAGTACTTTTCATCAAGTTCGTCCAGCGCTCTAGATATTGGCTCCAAATGGGGAAGCATTGTCTCCATCCAGAAAACACGAATTTCTTCTGAGGCGTTACTGAAGGTTCTGCCAGAGGCGTTACCAATAACAGACTCAGGAACACCAAATGCAGAAAGTATTTCTTCTTTAGTTATCTGACGCATCTGGACATAGGCAGCATCGCGTGGGTTTGCAGAAGTATCGACAAAGTCAACTCCGTCGTCTGCCGCGATAACCGTAGTGTGTCCAGCCCTTGCTAGGTTTCCTCTAAATCTGTTACGAAGTTCTTCTTTGTCGTCTTCATCAATTTCACCTCTGACAACCAACAGTCCACCCGGACGTCCGTCATTAAGAAGGTAGTTTCTGTTGTAAATCTTGGCAAGGTTTTCAATTTCTATGGCCACGCCTGCTGCCTCAAGAGGCGTAAGCGATAGGTAAGGGTCAATGGGGTGAGGGCGTCTAACCCAGCAGACATCTTCTGGCTTGAGTATTATTTTCTCGCCATAAGGCATTTGCACTTCGTAGCCAGAAACAAACGTTTTAGGGTCTGGTATCGGTGCTGTTGACTGAGGTGGAAGAAGGTTGAGCCCAATGATTCCACCATCACGTCCACGTATCTTTTCTATAAAAGCTCCACGAGTACCCAGCATGAGCTGAGCAGAAAGCCTGTATCTAAAAATAAAAGAGTTTTCTCCGACATTGGCTTTATTGTTTAAAATCTCCAGCAGAGGATTGCGATTTGCTTCGCGGCCCTTAACAATTTCGCCGTGTTTTGAATTGTCTTTTCTTAAAATCATCGGCAAGCGCGCTTGGTTTCCCGAGATTGCGTCAATACACCTATTGACCCACGTGATTTTAGACATGCCTTCGCGATAGGCGCGCTCTATGTCCCAAGAGTCACGATATGCCTTCCCAGCGAGGGATGGGTTCATGGATATGGGGGCTCCGTATCCTAAATTTTTGCTTGATTGTGAGCCCAAGCCTTTGTTTTGAGGCGAATTCCAGCCCATCTATTACCTACTCAAGTCCCAAAAGAAAGCCAAATATTCCACAGCCGACACCGGCAACCACCCAACCGGCAGGCATAAATATCATTCCTGCTCCAATACTAGTAAACAGTATAAAGCAAAACATCAGTACATTTGCGGACCTTGGTCTATTGACTTGTCTAGCCACAAAAAGAAATGGCGCTTTAATAATTCTTACAAAGTCAGAGCCTTTTGTTTTTACTCTTTTTATTAGCTTGGCTCTTCTGGTCTTTGTGTTCGATGACGCTGGGGGCATGTAACATACAGTAGCGCACAAATTGCCCCAAATGCACTAAGGGCTTTAATTGATTGGTCAATATATATCTCATGGCTACAAAATCTAACTGGGATGAAGTACTTGAGTACCTGAGCCCAAAGCTGCCACCATTCTGTCCAGAAGAACCCTCTATTAATCAAAAAGTTTTTTTAAGAACTAATTCTATAGAGGCATTATTTGGAGGTGCGGCCGGAGGAGGAAAGTCCTCAGCCCTCCTGATGGCGGCGCTTCAGTATGTAGACGTTCCTGGCTATTCAGCCCTTCTCTGCCGTAGAACCTTTGCCGACCTTTCCCTGCCTGGAGCCTTGATGGACAGATTCAGGGCGTGGATGAGTAACTACGACGACGTTCACTGGAACAACAACACTTTCGTTGCCACCTTTCCATCTGGGGCCCGTATCTCCTTTGGTTACCTAAATAACGTAAATGACTACCTACGATACAAAGGTTCGGAATTTCAATTCATAGGAATGGACGAAGTTACCGAAATCAGAGAATCCGACTATAGATACCTCTTCTCTCGTCTTCGTCGACCCGCCAGTGGTCCAATATCTCAGGTTCCGCTAAGAATGAGGGCTGCATCAAACCCAGCCCCTAACTGGGTGAGACAAAGGTTCATTGTAGAAGGCAAGGAGACCGGGCGCGTCTTCGTGCCATCCACGTTGAAGGACAACCCAGGAATTGACGCTGTTTCGTACCGTCAGGCCCTTTCAGAGCTGGACCCCGTTGAAAGACGACGCCTAGAAGAAGGAGACTGGTGGTCAACGACCCTCGGTAGCCTCTTTCAGCGCGAGGCCTTTCTTGTTATTGACCCAGAAGAGATACCCGTCATAACCAACTCAGCAAGGGTGGTCCGGTTTTGGGACCTTGCCGCGACAGAGCCACATGCTGGATACCCAGACCCCGACTGGACCGTAGGAACCCTAATGATGTTTGATGGCGGTGTTGCCTATGTTCTTGACGTAAAAAAGGCCAGAGTCAGGGGTGAAAAGGTGGAGCAACTCATCGCTAAGACGGCAGAAGAAGACGGTTTTGGTGTTGCCATCAGAATGGAGCAGGAGCCTGGTTCTTCAGGCAAGGCCCTGGTTGACCAATACGCCAGATACGTGATTCCTGGATACGATTTCGGCGCAATGCGCCCAACGGGAGATAAGGTCACAAGAGCTAGGCCTTTTGCTGCTGCCGCTTCAAACGGAAACGTGAGGCTAGTTCGCGCTTCATGGTTGACAGATTGGTTGGATGAATTTTCTTCATTCCCAGAAGCCTCAAACCATGACGACCAAATAGACTCCGCAGTTGGAGCATTTACCTATCTAACAGGTTTAGGGTTGCCACAACGCAAAAGAGCTTCTATACTCATCTAGCAAATCACCTATCTAAACTTAAATGAGGTACTAGTAATGAGCTTGGAAAAAATCCAAGAGCTCCGCTCTTCTTTAATCAACCTTGACAAAGAATTGTCCTTGTTCATATCCGGGGAACCTACACCAGAAGAAGCCGGTCAAGGACTCGCAGAGTTGAACCTTTTGAAAAGAGATGTCGCGCTCGTTTATGATTCCTTCGCACACGCTCTGTCCGAAATCATGGGTTCAGTAGAGATGCTGTCACTCCCTGACGGCACCACGATTGAAAAGAAGTCAGCCTACGACAGAAAAGGCTGGAAGCATTTAGAGCTCGGTTCAGCCGTAGCGGAACGTCTTGTAAAAATGTCTATTGACATGGACACTGGAGAGGTGACAAAGTCTCCAAAGGAAATCGCAGAAGAAATGCTTGCCTACTGCGCTCCGTCATATTGGAGAATTAAAGAACTAAACAAAATCGGCTTAAATGCCGATAACTTTAGTGAGACTGGCGAACTCAAAACAAGCATCATCGTTCGCAAACCTAAAAATACATAAACATACTTAACTAAACAAGGAGACCTACGTGTCGTCTATTAATATCAATAACTCAGAGAACATTTCGCGTCTCTTAGCAGAGCCTTTCTCGGAAGAAATGGAACGCACGAGAATCAAGGGCGGAATTTCGCTCATCTATCTTCCGATAAGTGAAGTCATCAATCGTCTTAACAAAGTTTTGGGCGTTGACAACTGGTCGTTTGAAATCGTTTCCGTTCGCCGTGACGATGTGGATACAGATGAAATTGTTGCTCACGTATCGTTAACTGCCACCATAGGTGATTTAACCGTCATTAAACACGGTTTTGGTGGTTCCTCAGTGAAGCGTCAGAAGAAAGACAACAAGCCACTTGACCTCGGAAACGACTTTAAAGGGGCCGTCTCTGATGCTCTTAAAAAGGCCGCTCAGCTATTGGGTGTCGGTCTATACCTCGCACGCTCTGCAGATGCCTTAGACGCGGAATACGCATCCTCTGCGCCAGCCCCACAACCCGAGGTGCCATCAGAGATTGATGAAAAATGGACCAACTTTGTTTCAGTTGCAAAAACACTGACACAAGAACAAAAAGACTCATTGAACACTTTTTGGACCAATCATTCAAACGGGAAAGCAAAGCCCACTCGCGCTACCGTGACTGAAGAAGACATTGACACCCTTGTTGTTGAGGCAATGCGTTTGTCGTTTGGTGCAACTCTTGTTGCAAAAACAGATGACAACTGACCAAGACGGGCTCATGCAGGCCCCAGAACTGCTTTCTCCTTCTTCAATATCCACATTCCAGCAATGTCCTATGAAGTTTAAGTACAGCAAGATTGATGGACTTAGGGACTCTCCGACAGAAGCAACAATGCTTGGCAACTTTGTTCATGAAATCCTAGAAACAATGTACGCCCTTCCCTCCGAACAAAGAACACAAGAAACCGCTCGCCAACTGGCGCGAGATTTATGGGCTGCAAAATGGGAAGCAGAAGTCACCACTTTAATCCGTGGGGAAAAAGAACTGCGTCTTTTCAGATGGTCTGCCTGGTGGTGTGTTGAAAATCTCTGGATGCTGGAGCAGCCACAAGAAGTTGAGCCGTGGGGCATCGAAG